CTGTCTTAGCAGCAGAAGATGCAATGACAGCAAAGGCTCCCTTCTTAGTTTCAATGGCTGTAAGAACATCCAGACGTGCTTTATTAGCAGCAACACCAGGTTCCATCGTCTTAGCGTATTGCTTAAACTTCTGGTTGTACAACTTAAGGGCATAGTCAGATGCACCACGCAAGCTATAGTGAGCAGCACGGTTAGTACTATCACCAATCAAGTTCTGCTTAAGTGCATCACTGAGTTCAGCTTTAATGGTCTCTTGTTTGATACCAGAATCAGATCGTTGTTGATCTAACTGTTGTGCACGTGTACGCCATGTCTCACGTACTTCAACAGGAACACCAGGTTGATCTACATCACCAGCAGTAAGGGTACCTTGCTCATATTGATCACGGAACTGCTTAGTCCAGAAGTCAGCATTTTGTTGTTCAGTAGTGAAGGCAAGGTGAGCCTGAAGACGATCAGTGGAGATACCTTTAGTCTTAGCTTCTTTGATGATAGCAGTGAGAGTCTCTTCATTAGGGTTGTTGTTACTCACCCAATCAAGTAGCTGATCTTCTTTACGTTTGTTCTCACGACGCTCTTGTGCATCGATGATTTGAAACTCAGCTTCCTTATCCTTTTGTCGATTAGTAAGGAGTTCATCATACTCAGCCTTAAACCGATCCTTCATACTACCTTGATCGGTCATAGCATTAGACCAGATCTGCTCTACTTGTTGATCAGAGAAGAGAGTAGTATCAGAGGTAAGTTTAATGAGTTCATCCCTAGCACCCCTACGACCGAGTGGAGTAGCTCCATCCTCACCATAGGTGGTAGCCATCATGTTGAAGGCTTCCATGAAGGACTCACCAGTAGGATTCTCTACAAGTAGTCGCTTAGCTTGGGACCGAATATCATCCGACTTATTACGGATATCAGACTTCCTAGCTGACTCTACAAGCCCACTATATGCTTGATTAGCACGCTGTAGGGGCTCCATGATGGCCATTGGTTTGATATCCAGTAGGCCATTCTCCTTAAGGAACTCACCAAGCAATCCAGCCGAAGCAGCAAGCCTCTGCTCAGCAGAACTAAGACCACGTTCATCTAGTTTACTTTGAGCCCATGCAGGATAGCCACTAAGGGCTTGCCTTGCATAAGCTTCCATCATACCTACATGGAGAGCCTTATTGCTAGAAGCTAGGTTACTAACAAGGTATGGGTTAGCATTACGTTGTTGTAGGCCACCAACAATTTGGTTAGTAGCCTCACCAGATGTTTTAAGGAGAGACTTAGCTGTAAGGTGATTCCTAAGTTCCTCCTGTGAGATCTGACCAGAAGCTACAAGGTAAGCACCTTGAACCTTATCAGCTTCATCCTTTTGCTTTTTATATTCAGTGACAGTTTCAGCAATAGTGGTGCTAAACTTAGCAAGGCTATCAAACACTGCTTTAGCGTTTTCACCTTTCTGTAGCTCACTTTTGATCAGTATCTCTGCATTACGACTAATAGCCTTTTGACGGCCCTCAGCAAGCTTTGTTTCCCACTGATAGTTCTGATCACGATCTCTAGCTTCGATGCTGAGCTTACGTTCAAGTCCAGCACCATACTCGTCTCTAACCTGTTTAATCTCCCTACGGTTATCCTCCATACCACGTATGATACGGTTATCTCGTTCTTGCATTCTAGCAAGACCTTCCGTAGGTGCTTTAATAGGATCGAAACCTATACTCCGGGCGTACCCTCTGTAACTTACTTGATCCATTTTTAGTAATTACTTATTTACCAGCAGCATAAATACTACCAGCACTACTTATCAGACCACCAGCTGCTCCCATCCATGCAGCTGCAGAAGACGCCTTAGCACCTTTAATTGGCTTAGGACCGAAGTCAAACTTCTTAGGCTTACGTGGTTCAAGGTACTCAGCACGTGGTGTAGTGAGAGGCTTAGGTGGTGCAGGAAGACGATCTGGCTTAAGCATACGATTAGCTTCTGCTGCAATATCAGCACCAAACTTATCGTTAGCAATCTTACGCAGAGCAGCCCCTGTATCAGCCTTAGCACTCAACAGTGATTCAGCAAGGATAGCTTGGTTCCTACCAAGAGCAGCAAACTCAGCTTGTTCAGCCTTATCTGCACTTCTACCTTGTTGCCCTTTAACAGCAGCAACACCTTCAGACTGGAGTGCCTTAATAACAATATCTTGGTTCTGGAATGCCATCTCTTTCATCGCATCCTCTAACTTACGATACTCAGCTTCATTGGCAGCAGCTTGTGCCATCTGGTTGAAGGTAAGCTGTTGACCGTAGATCTGTTCAGACTTAGCATATTGCTTCATCTGAGATGCATACTCAGCAGCTTGGATCTTTAACTTAAAGTCCCAATCCTGAAGGTTAGTAGCATCCTGATAAGCACCAAGTGTCTCTGTATTCTTTTGATTGAGACGCCACTGCTTAGTACTGTGTCTGTAGTCAGACTTGATACGACGTTTGTCGTACCTCCATGACTGCATATCGTATTTGTACTGTCTTTCTATAGCAGCATTCTGTGCATCAGCTTCAGCTTGGCCACCAAAGCCACTAATGATAGAGCCAATACCAGCAATGCCTAAACTAATTAGATCCATTACTAACTCCTCCTATAGAAGCCAGGTGAGTATTGTCCTTCCCACTGCATAGACACAAGACTAACAGGGAACGGAGTATTTGAAGTTACTTTCATTGTATAGTTATCTGGTCTCTGATAGATAGGAACTTTATAAACATAAGCATCACGGAATGGTGAGGTGTTAGCTGGATAGAAATCAGCAATCTGTGCACCACCAATACTAGACCACTCAGGCCTACTACGATCCCTAATACTGAAATAGACATCACCACCAAGTCCTGTATAGAATGCCATACGAGATGTGGTAGTAACAGCAGTGAAGTCAACACCTTGCTGACCCATAGAGTAGTAGTACCTAGGAAGTGTAATCTCCATGTTATACTCATAACCAACATAGATGTAGTTACCAGTCACATCACCAGGGATGGTAAAGTAAGTACCACCACCATCAGATGCTAATACTGCTACATTGGTATAACCAGATTGTGTACCAGGGCTACCTGCTTTCAGTAGACCTACCACAAACCTAATGGTCTTAGTAGTGTTAAAATATGTAGGTAGATAAACTTTAGTTAGTGATGTAGTGTTACTGTAGCTAGGTGCTGTAGGTGGTGTAGGGGATACCATAGCAGCATCAGTTACTTCACACCATGAGTCAAGATAAGGATCAACAGTATTACCAAGGCTATTGAGAAGACCACCAGTACTAGGTGCAAGTACTAGCTTATGTTGAGTTACTGTATAACCCTCAGTGCCACTAGTAAGTACATAAAGAACATCACTTTGAACAGCTGTATGGATAACATTAGATGGCAGTAGCCACTTCACCCATGCAGCCATAGGACGTTCGTCTCCTTGCTCGAAGAACTTGTATAGGTACAAAGTATTAGAAGCCCTAGCAGAAGCTGCCCACAGGCCATTCTGGGCACTTCCTACGGAGTCTGTGATGCTTTGTGGCATCCACTCAGGAACGATCTTAGTAGTCTCAGTAACAGTAGGTGTCTCCCTTTGACCTCTAGTGAAGATCTCAAATACCCTAGACCAGCTCTGGTTACGGCTAGCATATAGCACAGTAGAGCCAAGGTCAATAGGTTTTAGATACCTATCACATTCGTAGTTAGCAATAGTACTGATAGTGCAGTTAGCTGGTGTCCATGCACCATTCTCTGCCTCCATCAAGAACTGCTGGCTATCACTAAACAACAGTAGACCCTGTGTAATAGGTACCACTGAGCGGATAGTAGCTGGTTTAATGCTAGCACAGCTAAGGTCAATAGGATCGGAAGCAGTTAATGTAGTAGCTGATTTATGATAGAAGTTATAGTAGTCTCCAGCTTGGGACATAGAGACATTATCCTCAGTCAGGAATCCAAGCCTATTGTTAAATAGGAAAATATCCTGGATAGTATTATCAACAAAGGTAGGGTGTGCGTTAGAGTCATTGTCTCCAACCAACCTAGGCTCCCATAGTAGAGGAAGGCTGTTAATGGTCTCTGAGCCGTCCAGGAAGGTGGCTCTAAAGGTAAGAGGACTAAGACTAGTGCGGATCAATGCAACAGGCATTGTAGCCTCATTTAGGCCAGTGCTGACGTTAGGTGCAATAGTCTCTTCCCAGTAACCCTTACCACTTACACCATCATCAGCAATGAACTTCAAGTAGAAGTCATCTTGACCAGCTGAGGTGTTATTGATTTTAACAACTTGGTTATGCTTAGCCTGTTCAGGTAGACGTGCAAAGGTATCAACTGAATCCTGGAAGGCTCGGATGTACTTACCATCAGGACCACCAAAGGCAGACACATTAGTATCAGAACTAAAGGTAAGGTAGATGGTATTATCGATGATAGTCTTGGTAGCAAAGCCACTGGTGATAGCAGCAGAGATACCAGCCATAACTGTACTGATGATTAGGTTACCAGAACCAGAACTAGGTGATGTATAAGTAAACGTAGATGCACCAATGGTTACTGAATAAGTATTAGCGTGATCAACAGTAGTAACAACAAGTGTTGCTTGACGCTTAGGATTCCACGTTGGTGCTGCCTTAGCCGTTACAACTTTCTCACTATTGACAATATAAGTAAAGTCATTGATAGTAAGAGTCTTGATACTACGGTAGTCAGTAGCAGTCAGATAGCTTTCAATAGATGCTTGTTTACCAGCTGGGTAAGTGACAGTAGCAGCAAGACCAGTTAGGATATTCCATACCTTAGTTACACCAGCAGAAGATACAGTAGCAATGTACTTCTCCTGGTTATCACGGAACATACTGAACCATGCTGTATTATCAGAGGTACTAGCAGTAAGACTAGCCAACTTACCAAGGAACTTACCACCTGGACGCTTTAGCATACCAAGAGTAATATCCGGGTAGCAGTTAAGGGCATCCTTGACTTGACCCAACAGCATCTTCTCATCAGCTTGTTGGGAAACACCACCAATGAAGTTAGGTATACGTTGAGATACTGAAGTCATCGTGCAAGAGCCTTGAATGGTTTATAGCTACTATAGAATCCATCACCTTGCTTGAAGCCAAACATGGTGTAGTCACCCTCATTGCACTCATACTCAAGACAGTTGGACCTACGCCATGTCTCAAATGATGCTAGGGCTTGGGTAAGGTTGACATCACCAACAAGACGAATAGCACAACGTGTAGCAGCTCGTGATGTGATGTAATCTTTAAATACTTGGGGGAGATCAATGAAATCATAATACCAGACCACATCTACATCGTAGGTCTTAGTGGTATCCCATACATCAGTATGTCCGATCTTATCATATAACCTACTATTCCTAATAACGGTATCGTAGTTGCTATTAGCTACGTTATCGCTAAGATCAATTTGCAGCATACTACCAGTCAGTGATAGATAGCCATTAGTATCAGGAGTAAGTGGATACTCAACCTCTCGGTTAAATGTCCATCCCTCTGCCTGTACCTCCCGAGAGACTTGCATTAAGGTCTCATAAGCAATTGCAACTTCCGGGTTGATTACAGCTTCGACAGTAGACCCATCTTCATACGTGATGGTCTGTGCCTCGATGGTGGTAACAGGCGCCTGACCAATAGACGCCAGAATTTCATTAACAGCTTGTAGCTCAGCCTGAGCGTTATTGGTATACGGCATAACAATGACGTTATAAAGAAATTAAAAAAAAGGGACCCTCGAAAGGATCCCCATTAGAACTAATTAAGCAGCAGTACGGCTAGCGTCAAGTGCCGGAGAATCCGACTCAACACCAGAGTAAGAAGTACGAAGACACTGGGTCTCCGAGAACACGCCAGAGGCGGTAGCACCACCGTGAGTGCGGGATACCGAGCGACGAACAGCATGGTTGTCAGAGACAGCCAGGTTGCCGTTATCAGCATAGGTAGAAGCGTATGCGCCAGTTACGGTGCGGGTAGCGAAATTAACGTTACCAGCCACACCATTACCACCAGCAGCAGTAGAAAGATTAGCCATTAGATAGTACCTCAGTTGGTATAAGAAACAGTGTCAACACGGAAGGTTGCACTAGTGGTGCCAGCAACCGACAGCACATCACCAACGCGATAGCCATCACCACCAGCGGCTACAGTCTGACCAGTTACTACACCATCAGCGACAGTAGTAGTAAGGGTACAGCCGCTGCCGTTGATGTTGTCATCAGTGGTAGCCTTAGTACCAGCCACTTGGCCAGTACCACCACCAAGGCGGGTTACGGTAACAACCGTACCACCTTCACGACCAGGCTCAATAGGAGGACGCATGTAAGCAGTTTCACTGGTAGTGACACCTACACCGTCAACAAGTGCGAATCCCATTAGCTGTCTCCTTTATCAGGAGCGAGCCGACTGCAGCTCAATAGCAGCAGCGGGGTTCAGGGTACCGCAGCCCATGGCCAGACGACCCACGATCAGGTCACCTTGATACATCACGGAGACATCACCAGAGGTGGTCTGCACAGAAGGAGCGATAGCTTCCACAACACCAGCGGCATCCTTGTAGTAGATCAGACCACAGTGGGTGCTGAAGTTACCGGAGTAATCGTTGTTCTCACCGTTAACGGAAGACACGTTACCAGCCAGGAAGGGCAGGTTGTTGGAACGCTTGATAGAGATACCAGCGATCTCATACAGACCCTCACCAGACTGCAGGTTACCATTAGTGTTACCATAGTCACGGTTGAGGATATTCGAGTCGACCTGCGACACGAGTGCATAGTACTGACGCGGGGACAGCACAGCGGTACGACCTTGCTTAGGCAGGTTCTTCTCATCGAGAATCGAAGCGGCCTCAAAGAAGGCGTCAACCAGTGCTTGAGCATCATACTCTTTGTTAGCACCAAGTTGGATCACAGAACCGCCGGGCTCAGGACCAGGAGCGGCAGTGATGGGGTGAGCTTCACGAGCAGCCTTAGCGATCTGACGGAAGATCTTCTTATCATATGCCTCAGCGAGAGCATAGCCGATCTTCTTAGCGATCTCAGAACGCAGGGAGTAGTGAGCAAGAGTCTCATCCAGGTCATACACGAATGCACTAGAGATGAGAAGGTCATCACAGACGATGGTCTTCTCTGCCACCGGAGGATCGCCAGAACCCAGGATCGGAGTGCCGGGCTCGTGGTAAGCGGCCTCCATACGGCCAGTGAAGATAAACTGCATAGCCTTACCGTTCTTCAGGGTACGGCTCTGCACAGTGCCTTTGGCGATAGTTGCGCCTTCATAGGCTTTGAACATTTCTCCTGAAAACAGTTTCAGGTAGGTTGCGTACTTGGTATCATAAGCGGTACCAAGAGCAAGAGGGGTCGAACTAGTATTATTAATCCGACCTACAGGAGTTACAAGAGTGTTAGCCACAATAGTTTAAGAGAGAGTTGTTGTGTGTAGTCTCTCTAGGATCCTAGAATTTTTGTTGTCATTTTTTTGTTGTCGTCTCTCCGACTGTCATGGCAAAGGGTATCGGTCGTAACCGGCCTAAGCCAAAGAAAAGGAGGTCCTACTCTGAGGTGCCTCCAGTCCAAGTTTTAATAAGAGATTTCCTTATTAAAGGTTAGGTCCAGGCAGCAAGCGTACCAGCTTGTACCTTAGTACCTTTAGGGCTCATCTCAGTGAGCGTTTGATTAGCTTCACCGTATGCAGTTGCAAAGGCAGCAGAGCCTGCAGTAGGTGTTACATATTGAACAGCTGCCACTGAGGACAGCTTAGGATCAAAAGGAGTAGCGCGTGCCATAATTAACCAATGATAGGTGCAGTGTGTGTAGCAAGATCAAGGGGGAAGTTGTGAGCATTACGCTCGTGCATTACCTCAAAACCAAGACCAGCTCGGTTAAGGATATCAGCCCAGGTATTGATCACTTGCCCTTGAGAGTCGATAAGGCTTTGGTTAAAGTTGAAACCATTAAGATTGAAAGCCATGGTCGAAACGCCCAGAGCAGCAAACCAAATACCAACAACAGGCCAAGCAGCAAGGAAGAAGTGAAGGCTACGGCTATTATTGAAAGATGCATATTGGAAGATCAAACGTCCAAAATAACCATGAGCAGCTACAATGTTGTAGGTCTCTTCCTCTTGCCCAAACTTGTAACCATAGTTCTGAGACACCTCTTCAGTCGTTTCACGAACAAGTGAGGAGGTAACCAGGGAACCGTGCATCGCACTGAATAGCGACCCACCGAACACGCCAGCCACACCAAGCATGTGGAAGGGGTGCATAAGGATATTATGCTCGGCTTGGAAAACAAGCATGTAGTTGAAGGTCCCCGAAATACCCAGAGGCATAGCATCGGAGAACGAACCTTGACCAAACGGATATACGAGGAAGACTGCTGTAGCGGCTGCGACAGGGGCAGAGTATGCGACAAAGATCCAGGGCCTCATTCCTAGTCGATAGCTAAGTTCCCACTCTCGTCCCATGTAAGCATAGATGCCAATGAGGAAGTGGAATACTGTGAGTTGGAAAGGACCGCCGTTGTAGAGCCATTCATCAAGTGAATTAGCTTCCCAAATTGGGTAGAGGTGTAGTCCGATGGCATTGCTGCTCGGAACGACGGCTCCCGATATGATGTTGTTTCCATACATTAAACTCCCAGCTACGGGCTCTCGGATGCCATCAATATCGACAGGGGGAGCCGCGATGAATGCGATGATAAAACATGTAGCAGCGGCCACCAGAGTAGGAATCATAAGGACTCCAAAGTGGCCAATATAAAGACGATTGTCTGTGCTGGTTACCCAGCTCAAGTAAGAGTCCCAGATATTAGTCCGGGACTTAGAGGCTACTAGAGTAGTAGTCATGTGTAGTTAGTTAAGACGTGTTACATTAACTCGTCCAACTCCAGAGGCAGTGAGACCGATAGCATCAGCCGCACCTTTACTGAGATCAAGGCTCCTACCATGAATGTAGGGTCCACGATCATTGACCGTCACCACGGCACACCTCTTAAAGCACACCTTTAAACGTGTACCAAAGGGGAGTGTCTTGTGCGCTGCAGTAAGGCCGTTTTGATTGTATCGTGATCCACTCGCAGTAAGGTTCCCATTGAAGCCGGGACCATACCAAGAGCTAATCACTGACAGAGTAGTTAGAAGAGGAATCATAATAAGATAGCAAGGAACATTTATATTTCCATCTACTCATTAAAGAGGCCCAGCACTACTCGCTAGGGGCTAAGCCTCTATCGATCAATAATCCTTCTTCTTGGAAGGCATTTTAACAGGCTTACCAGTTTTAGCGGCTGCCTTCTTAGCTGCTGCTTTACCAGCAGGAGTATAAGGATACTCTTTGTTTCCGACTTTAGGCATGATAGTTACTTCTTTTTAGCAGTTTTAGCTGACTTCCTGAATTGAGCAGCAGTAGGAGCACCAGGTGAACCAGGCTTCCTCATCTTCTCATCAGAACCAGCTTTAATACGCATACGCTTAGCGTGAATGTTAGCGTACAAACCAGGCTTAGCCATTTAACATTTCCATTTACGGAGGGCTAGTGCTTTGCGAGTAGGTCTACCCTTCTCGTCTTTCATTGGCCCCTTCACGCCACCCATACGGGCACAGAAGGAACGCTTACGTGGCCCTCCTTCAGGCTGTGGAGCCTTGAGGTTAGAGCCAGTAGCCTTGTTATATTTGGCACGACCAGCAGCTGTGAGGCCGCCAGTACGTGACTTGTGTACACCAATCTTTAGGCTGACGTTACTTTTTCTTTCCGCCATTACCTTTGTGTCCTTTGCTTCCGCAAGCCATTAGAATACTCCAGGGATAATTTGACCAGTTACGATATAAGCGCCAATAGCAGCCACGAAGCCAAGCATAGCAAGGCGACCGTTGAGGAGTTCAGCACGTTCGTTATGAGGCACAGTGTAGGATTCGTCAGTGTACATGGTGGGTTCTTTAGCGAAGATGTTAGTGTCGTTCATCAAAAATTAATGTTAGAGCGTTCCAGTTTATCGGCTACATCAGCACGATAGGCTGGATCCTTATCGTAACGTGGGTCACTCATAGCTGCCACTAGTTCAGCTTGTGAACGGAAGCCATCACCAGTATTACGTGGTGCACTGCCAGTAAGCATCTCACCATCATACCCTACAGCATCTTGGTAACGTGCATTAAGAGCCTGAGCAGCAAAGAACATAGCAAGAGGATCACCACGATCCATCACTGCATCATACATTGCTACTTCTTGTTCAGATAGGTTCTGACCAGCCCATTGAATCATGCTCTGGTATTCATCAGAGCCACCAACTGCTTGTTGGATCTGTTCAATGTCAGCCTCTGTAGCTTGAGGAGTGCTTTGCTGTTGAGCCTGTTGATTAGTAAGGAACATGTTAGCTACATCAACAGGGTCCATACCCTCCACCTTACCAACAACTTCAGGGTCCCATTCACCAGTACGGTAGGACTCCATGATTGTTTCATACAGGTCACCACCTTCCTCGGTAGGTGCCTCCTCCTCTTCCTGCGGTGCTTCCTCTACCTCAGGTTCTTCCTTACCACTGAGGCGCTTCTGTAGCTCAAGGTAGCCACGCTCTAGCTCCTCTGCTGATCGGTACTTACCAGCCAGCAGTTCATTCTCTTGCTCAGCTAGACGTTCACCAACTTCCAGAGAATCAAGTTCTTCAGCAGAGAGTTCACCCTCTACTTGCTCATACGGATTAAGTGTAATTTCGTTTGCCATTTGCTGTGATAACGGTTAGATTTCCAAGACCTACTGTCTTGACAAAATCGGGGGAACGACCGATGGTGGGTTCACCAATCTTAGTACGCTTCATGTAAGGCGTATCTTCAGTATTGGTTTGATCATCAACTGTGTCAACCGAAGGGACTTCCTCCGGGGATGTTGCTTTCTTGTTCGATCTCTGGGATCTCGTTGGTGTTTGTTTGTTCATTTGATCCGTTCAATAGTTGTGGATTCTTTGTTGGATCCATCAGTGGAGCTTTAGCCATGTTAGGAGCTTGCTTCAGTAGCTCCATCTCTTGTGCTTGTTGCTGTGCTTGACCTTGTTCCTGTTGGACTTGAGCCATGGACTTAACAAGGTTGAGTACATCGATACCTTGAGCAGCAGCAAGACGCTTCACTGCTTCATCTAGGTTAAGGTATGTACCAGCAGCTTCGGGTCCAAGTGTCTGAGCAATGGTAGTGAAGAACTGAGTCAGTGATTCCCTATCCTGTCCTCTACCAAGTGCATTGATACCAGCAACAATGGTAGGACGTACAAGATCCTTAGGGATACGTGGAATCTCTTGGTTCTTCTGTAGTACAGAGAGCTTACGGTTCAGGTAAGGCACAAGGAACTCAACAGTAAGGAGGGAGAATAGTCCACCTAGTTGTTGCTCTAGTTCCATCTGTGTCATACGTACCTCTTCAGCTGTGGTACGCTCACTATTCCTTACGTTAAGGATTAGGAATGCTTCACTAAGGCGACGCTCTAATACACTAGCCATCTCCATAGCAGTCTTGAAGTCTGCTGTCTTACCAACTTGTACAACAGAGATGTCATCAGGACGCCCCTGAATGATGGCTCCGTTGCCCGCAGCCGAGAGCGTCTGAGGCTTAGTAGTACTAGAGGGGGAGACAGTAAAGACCACCTTAGCGGCGACTGCAGAGCCCTCTACGAGTGCTTGCATGAGAGCCTCTAGTGAGCGGAGATCACCAAGGAACTCCTCTACTCTACCACGACCGAATGACTCTCCATCAACCACATTAAACCTGAGTACCAACCAAGGGTTAGCATCTAATGGTGCCTTACCTTGAGAGCCAGGGATGATCTTATCGAATACTTCTTGGTGCCAGACAAGACGGTTGTTGTCTCGTTTGACATGTGTGTAAACATCTACATCCTCCTCATTATCAGCTCCATCTTCTCCAGGAGAGTTGACAGGAGTAACTGTATTGAGGATAGGTGCAAGTAGTTTACGACTGATGCGTTCACGTGTAACGATCTCTAGGATCTCACCGTTACCATCTCGATCTACGACATACCTGTTCAATGGATATAGCTTAAGTCCCTTAGGACCCATGTAGATCAGAGCATTACCGCCTACTACCAGATGCTTAAGAGCTTGGTGTACGGTAACGCGATCACTAGATGCTGCTATAATTTCCATGACAGACCTCTCCATCTTAGCGAAAGAGATATCAAGGTCTGATCGTGCCTCTGCTGGTAGATCTACACCGATCTTTGAATCATCGATCTGTAGCTTAAAGAAGCTGGTTTGGGGAGGCAGTAGAGCTAACATCAATTTAGATGCTAGCGTCACCACTCCCTTAGCACCAACGCTTTGCCATGGTGTAGTCAACCTAAGGTTTGTTGAACGTCCTACATCGTCATCCTGTTGGATGAGAGTAGGGAGTGTCAACTGAGAGCACTGTACAGCTGTGTCGAGAAACGTGGAACGATACTTACTTAGATAATCGTATCTTGTTTTAGCTGACATTACATACCGCCTCTAAAGGATCCAGTTGGGTTTACTCGTGTTGATCCGCCAAGGGTTTGCGCTCCGCGACCAGCTCCTTTACGGCTGCTACCTTTACGCCTGAAGCCAGTAGCCCAGTTAGCAAGGTCAGCACTGATACCCATATCAGGAGCTTGTGTGTCTATTGTAGTAGGAGCCACTTCCTCAACTGTTGGTTCAACATCAGTATTATTACCACCAGTATTATTACCACCAGGAGGCCTGTTGCCACCTGTTTCTAGGTCAATCGGGTTGAGTATCTTTGTCTTAGGAAGCTCGAACTGCTTACCAACACCAGATACAGTCAACCTACCACTAGGCATGGCGCTCATACCTCGTGGAATAAGTGAACCCATGCTGCCGGTAGTACCAAACTCAGTAGCCCTACGCTGCAGTTCAGTTCCAAGACGACCAGTTCCCATTGCAGGACCCATGATCGAACTGAGGTAAGTATTGTAACCAGTGGGTGACTGCTTACTTGCTTCACGGATGAGCATATTGCTAGCAGCAGCACCAAGGTTGATGCCAGTCTTATCATTAGACTTTAGGTTTTTATTAACCTGGTCTAGTTTTTGGATAATTTGACTGCTAGACTTGCCAGTTGTATCCGCAATAAAGTTCAGTTCTTTCTTAGTAATACCATCTGCACCTGCAGCCCTAATACCTTGACCAAGGGTCGTCCTAGGTTCTTCCCTACGTTGTGGCATTGGTGTGGGCTTAGGTGCTTCTCTACGTTGCTCTTGTTTCTTAGCCATTGTTCTCTTCGTTGAGTTGGTGTTGAATCCACTCGACCACAGAACGTTGGCCAGAGCGGTACATAATTAATGAGTGTGAGTCATCCGGGTGGGGATTAAGTGGTGGGAAGTTCTCTTCTAGTTGAGCTACAAGAGAGGTGAGCTGGAGACCATGGGTCTCAAGCATATTGAGGTAGGTTGGGGTTTGCATGTTCAAAGAAGGCAGGCATACGTGCTCGCTTTGTATCAGAAAGCTCAGGAGCCTTCCCTTCATACATCAGGCGATCACTAGCATCCAGCCAAAATTTTTTGTCCAAATATTTGTTGGTAGACGCTTTAAGAGGCGTCATAACCCAGTTAATAGTAGCCTTACGAAGCTTATCAAGGGAAGGACTAATCTCCAACCCAAGCTCCTTACACACAAGGCTATTAGCCGCTACATGGACTTGTTCATCACGACTAATGTCTGCACTCACGGTTCTGAGACCAGCGTCACCATTAAAGCGGAAGAAGGGGAGTAGTACGAAGAAAATTGCACGCTCGGCAACCAGTGCTTTAAGGACTGTGTGATCAGGATGCGCTTCCCAAGCATCCCTAAGGCGCTTTGCTTCGGCTTCAGCAGTCTCGTCAACACCCAAAGCATTGGCGATGTAACCGAGAGCCAAGTCGTGGTTCTCTTCGTCTTTAACATTAGATCGGAGCAGGTCTGCCGATAGAGCTGGAATCTCACTAAGGGCATCTTGAATGAAACCACCAACGGGGAGTTCCATGTGTCGCATAGCGAGCGCACGGTAGATAGTTTCTTCTGAGCCATCATGAAGGGTTCCAGCAGTGGTTTGAACAGGAGTCCAGGTACGCTTACGTTGTTGTAGTTTTTGATAAGGGTTCATTCGCCGCAATTACAATCAGGAGCTTTGTCATTTAGAATAGACTCCAGGTAATCGTCGACTTCAGCTTCATCCAGTGCTGCATATGCGCTGGATTTATCCTGAACGTCTCCCATCACTTGGAGTGAGTAGTAAAGAGATGTTTGGGGGCTATCCAGCCACTCCTCAATGAACTCCTCATCATACGTGATCACATCAGACCACGAGTTGAATGAGTACCCATGAAGAAGTCCCGTCTTATCGAGCATACGGACAATCTCATCCGCAACTCGCTTATAGTTCTCCCAGCCAACTTCAGAGGCGATCTCTACATCACCATAGTCGAAGCTCTGGACGCCAAAGGTACCGCTATCACGGTCTACCTGACGGGCAATAGGAGGAGCAATCTCAGGACAGGTAGTGTACCCATCCAAGTCTTTATAGCGGTAGCTACAGGACGCTGTAGGTGCAATAGCAAACGCTCGATCCATCTTGTTGATACGGGCGGTATGTGCTGCTGCAGTTACACCAGCGTTGATCTCAGCTGCAAGAATATGGGCAGGGGTCTGTGCCATCTGTCCATCATTGATATCCTTGAGAGCCTTACCAAAGGTCTCATAGGTTACGTTGTAGCGTCGGAGAAGGTTGGCAAGTCCCAGCAATCCGAGACCGACTTGGCGATCAGTCTCTGAAGGGAGGTACTCTCCACTTTCTCCAACATTTGTTTTGCCGTGAAGGTTGCACAGTTCGGACATTCCGTGAACAAACGCACCTTGAATGTCATTGAGTTCACATCCGCCGAGGTTGACATGTTGAAGTAGACATGTTCCCCGGCTTGGGAGGTAGACCTCCAAGCATACGTTACCTCGGATTCGATTTCCATTACGATCTACCTTTGTTTTGTTGAGCCAGATGTCACCCTTTTTGATTCCTTCAAGGAGGGCGTCCTTAACTTCTTGGGTAGCAAGTTCCCACCAACGCTTGTTAATGTTAACGCAACGCTTAACCCAAGGAAGCTCAGCCCGAGAAGCAGTAATAAACTCAAGCACATCAGGATGACTGAGATCAAGGTGCAGTACAACAGCTCCATTCTTATAGACACCTCCACGTCGAAGGATCTCGTTTAGTGTTGAGTAGATCTTGGCAAAAGATACGGGGCCTGATGCAACCAAGCCTTTATCATTCTCCTCTCCTCGTGCCCGGAGTTTAGATAGATGGACTGCAACTCCCGCTCCATAGCGTAGAGCGTGGCTAACAAATCGCCAAGATGCTTCGATTCCATTAGGACCCTCCATGGTGTCCTCTACAACAAATACTGTACACGACACAGGCAGTCGTGAGGTAGGATCATCGATCCAAGATTGAACACGCCCAGTACGGGCAATAAGGTCAGTGGACATATTAGACAAGATCACTAAGGTTTGGTGGTTGATAGTTAGGACCCTTGAGGACTTTACCATCCTCTCGGTACACAGGTTCTCCGTCCTCCCCAAGCTTACTCATATTGCTTTGGTGGACACGGTTGAGGGCTTCATCAAGGTCCCAACCAAGGTTCTCTGCGTATTGATAGCAGACATAAACAAGATCAGCCAACTCCTTAAGGGTATCGGTAGCATTAACTACGAATCCTTTGATGAGTTGGTTGTCAGCATCAAGGAACTCTTTAAATTCCTCAACGATCAAAGTCCGCTGCATAGTCCGTGAAGCTGGACTCGTATTGTTCTTGACCCGGAAACTTTTCCGGAACTCCTTTGATTGGATACTGAGAAACGACTTGGCTTTCAAGCTCATTTTGAAGATAGTGGATTGCTTTTTTGAGATCTTCTACTTTGCTGTCTTTATAACCAGCACGGCAGATGTATTTGATTGCATTACCAAGATGAAAGTTCAGTCCTTGGTCTCGGATGAAATCCCAAACTTGAATTGACCCTCGCTTGTAGTAGGAGGGTCCTGTGAGGTTACTGTTGGCCATTTCTTAACTAGGTTGGATACTGTATTACAGAGAGTAAAGTTTTGGCGTTGTAGAGCCATGAAGATAGTAATTACATCTTCTAACTTTGTCTCTGGATTACGCAGTGCATTCTCAATCTGTTTAAGTTTGAACTGCTGCTCCATTGTCAACTCTAACACTGGAGCTGGGAGACCAAAGTCTTGGTTCTTGATTGGTGAAATCATAGTCATCACATTGTAGAATCTTAGCGAGGCGTGCATTCATGAGAGCTACATCTTCTCCAAGATCCTTCTCAGCGAATGCCTTGACTACTGTATCCCAAGTGTAGCCTTCCTTCTCAAATAGTGCAACAGCACGCTTGATACCAATACCAGGTACACCAGCGTAGCCATCAGTCTGGTCACCAGCTAGTGTTTGAATGAGGTGCCACCTACGGCCTTCCTCAGGCTCTACAGTAGCCACTCCATCTGTTAGGTCATAGAGGTTCCCAGGGATCTGTCGCATGTCCTTATCGGGGCTGCAAATGATGTGTCCTGGCTCCTTGGTGGCGTAGATACCCAGTGCATCGTCAGCCTCAAGTGTGGGCATTACAACAACGGGATACTCTTCCTTGAGTTTGTTGATGACCCTTTTGTAGCCGCACGGCTTCTTTCGATTTCGATGTCCTTTATACGCTGGATCAATAGATTTACGAAAGTTGACAGAATCAGAAAAGAACAGAATAGAGTCATCGAAACATCCAAGGTCAGTGGCGATGTTGTATAACTCTCGCTCGACATACTCGTATGCTTCTTTGAAGTTGGAGGTAACAACGATGAGGTCTTCTCCAAAGTCAATCTCTGTTTCAGCTCCTGCACAACATTTGTAAACGATAAAGTCAGCGTCAATCAGTAGACTCACTTACCCTGACCCCTCCGAAGCTTACGTCCGTGAGAGGGCAGTGATCGAGTACCGTTACCTTGTCGTGTACGTTTATATTTGGCACGGGACTTAAACTCTACACGTCCCAGTGCAGTCTTTGATTTAACAGCCATAATTAGTGAACATCTGCCCAGGTGGATCCGATCTTACCCTCGGCAGCGATAGGGATACGGAGATTATAGTATTCGCCAGCTAATGCAGCGCACATCTCTAGGTGTTCCTTAAGATCCTCTGCATAAGTTGGTAGGCATTCCCACTGTAATTCGTCGTGGATAAATGCTAGTTGATGAG